CCAATGCGGTTATAGTGCTCATTACGCCACCAATTTTGAATATCTTTAAACCGGAAAATCCAATCCTCACCTCTAAGGCCATCACGAATAGGCGTACGGATTTGATCATTACGGTCTTCTTGTGTGGCATAAAACCAGTCAAAGCCTTCACCGCCAAGCACATTTGAACGCAAATATCCTATATCATAAATCTCTTCATTATCTTGCGCATCAATATGATCATCCCCATCACGCCAATCAGATAACGGTATGTAGCTATCAATCCCTACAGCGTTTATGTTTGGGTTCGCCCAAAGCTCGTCCAAGTGAAAGAAAACATCACCAGAGCCATCTTGAGGGTGATAGCCAAAATACTCAGACCAATCAGCCGCATAGCTTAACTTCACATCCGGTCCAACAACGGAGGCGACGTCTTCAGCCAATTTTGCCAGAGCCGTTACAACAGGAAAATCGTTATTCGCGCCACGAAGTTGGGTCAAGCTGCGAAGTTCAGACCCAATCAAAAAATTGTCAACCTGTCCAGAGAGCTTGGCTAAATGCGCATAATGCAGAATAAATCGGCGGTAACCAAAATCATCATTTGGCATAGATACTTGCGTATCAGATAGCGAAAAGTCAGACACTTGGCTTTGCCCCATAAAGGCTTCGACTGCATCTTGCATCATAGATGTTTGGTCAATCGTATCAGGATACCCCGGCGCCGGGTGGCAAGTAATTCGCCCTCGCCACGGAAACGCTGGCTGTGCTGTTTCATTATTATAAGGATTAGGCAGATCATTTTCCGGCGGTATATCCATCAAAATAAACGGGTAAAGCGTGACTTGATAACCCCGCGCTTTAAGCGCATCTATTGCTTGTAAAATCGACGCATCCGAAGGCGTTCCGCCAAAGACAGGACGGTCTTGGCCATCACGGCTTATCTGATAAGCGCCATCACGTTCTATGCTGCCAACTGACCACGTTAGCGGGTCTGTGTTACGAAATTCTTGCTCAACGCCCGGACGCAAAGCACAGCTATCCATTCTTAAATCCGTGCCAAACCAACTGATAATAATAGAAACATGGCGACAATTTGGAAGCTGCGCGTCTAATTGATCTAAAGACCTTTCAATGTCCGTTACGCCGGTCAAATTATTGACGTTAAGCCTAAAGGACTGACCTGCACCTAATAAGTCTTCTATAGCCTCAGACGCATATGCAAACTCACCGGATGACGGTAATAGGCAAACACTCTGCACCAAATCTTCTAGCCGTGGCTCATTGGTTTGAATATTGGGTATTCGCTGTACTTCGAAAGATAATTGCGGAAGGCGTCCTCCGAAATCATCAAGAGGGAAATCTTCAAAAACCACATATGCCGTATCTTTGAAGGCCGGCGCAATGCCGCCTTCAATGGCTTCAATAACCGGGTCAGGGGTTTGATCTGAACTACCTTTATGCACGCGCATGGTAATGTCAGTGATCGGTAAAATCGCCCCGTTAACCCATATGCGGTCAACACATAAAATTTCTCCCTCACACAGTCCAACGGCAAAACTAACGCTATAACTGAAATCTGTTCGTGTTGGTCCGCCTTTTCCGCCGGCGCGTTCTTCAGTGGCTGTTTCTAAAACGCGGGACGCCCAAATGACCTGACCCGCAATACGGGAGCGCCCAAAAATACGGGCCATTGGCGCACCGTCGCGTGATGTTTGGATATGAAAACTATCTAGCCGCGGCCCTTGAATATTACGGTTATCAAACAAGCGGGCAACAGACTGCACAGCGTAATTCTGCGCATATTGTCCGGCCGCTTGAATGAGGTTCGTCCCAATCTGGCGCGCGCCAGTTACAAGTAAAGTTGTCATTTAAAGGTAGACTCGCGCGGTATCGGACGCAGATAATGATGCGCCGCATTAAGAAGAGTTTCTTCCTGTCCTGTTTCAGCCCAGTCTATTGTGTAGGGTGGGAGTTTGGCCGGCTCTTCACCATATAGCGCACGCCATACGCCTCGAATAAGCCCCAAGCAGTCACATCCGGCCCCTTTAACGCTGGCTTGATGTTGATAAGGTGTATCAAGCCAAGTTAAAGCAGTTTCTATAATAAGTTCACGCGATCTTGCTGCGCCATGCAAAACACTCATGAATAACGAGAGCCGCCATCCAGAACTTCACCTCTTTGCGGCCCGCGCGCTAAAGCGTCATCACCTAACAAGTAAGGAAATCCACGAAAGTTTTGAACATTATTAAATTGATCACGGCAGGCCTGAAATGTTCGCGGACATATTGTGCCTTCCGGAAAGCCTGCAAGGTCTAAACCGCATCTATCATCACCAAGCTCGGCGTCACAATGACGGGAAAAAACGCGCCCCGTTGAACGGTCAAGCTTAGCCGCTCGTCCAATAAGTTCGGCTTCAAATCCGGCTTCGCTTAATGTTACATCTCCCAGCATCCAATGCGCCATATGAAGGGCATTATCAGGGGCTTGCCAGTCTAAGCGAAATAAATCCACATTTGCTCCGTCATAAAGCCCGGCACGTAAATCTTCACTGCGTAAAGACTCTGAGGAGAACAAACCATCAATTCGCGCCGTATTGACAGAAAATCCAATATCTTGCTCCAATGCTCCCGCATCAAAACCGCTTTGGGCTTCATAATTAAGGCCGCCAAATTGGATATCCACATCATGATCCGTAAACCCAAGGCGAATTCCATCTTTACGGGTTAAACGCCATGCCCAACATAAGGTAGTCGCGCCTGATAGAAACTTTTGGCGCTGATTAATCGAAAGCTCACGCATGATCCAAAACCTCCATCAGAGGGATAGATGGAATTTCACCGGCCCCAAAACTATCGAGCGACACATCAAGCTGTGCTGTGTCAAACCGAACAGGAATATCAAATTCATATCCGGCTGTTATAACGGCCCCCACAGGTGGTGGTTCAGCAAAACTTACCTGCCCTGTAAGTGTATCCACGGTAAAATCAGATCTATTTATACCGTCAACGGCCATAATAACGCTGCCCGTTACAGGTTTCGTAATAACGCGGCTCACCTGTGCAGCCGCATCACTATAAACTTTCAGCAGTTGAAACTCTAACCTTTGTCCGTCGCCGGTTCCGATGGCTTGATCAAGCGATGTGACCGGACGTCCAATCGCGCTTGATTTAAAATCCATAGGGTCACGAAAGCGAAAAGCATATAAAGGCCCCTGACGCGCTTCGAAAAAGTTAAGTAGGAGATAAATATCATCAATAGACTTAAGCGCCGTTCCGGCATCATAAACGCGGCGAGAAAACCGCTGCGCCGCATTACGTTGCTCAAATCCGTTTGATAATGCCGTAATAGAGATTTGCCGGCGCGGCCCGCCGCGTGCACCAAAAGCAAGGCGCACCGGAAAACGAATATCATGAAACGCCATTTTTTATTCCTTTAAATATACCGCTGCCCACTTGCGACAGCTCTGGCCACGGCCGCAGAAATTTGCCCTTGTGAGCGTTGTAAGCTTTGCGGGTTATTCATGCCTGAAACATTTAGATTTACGGTCGTATTATTACCGCCCCGAGTACCCCCAACAGCGCCGCCCACTGCCCCGCCGAGAATACCTCCAAGCGCGCCCCCGAGCACATCTGTGATCGGGCCTGTAATAAACTGATCAACCGCGAGGCGGGTTAAGTCTTGAGCGACAGAGAACTCACCGCGGCGCGCTGCCCGTTCAAGTGAGTTAGCTATACGGTCGCCAGCCTGCTCAAAAACGCGGGCTAGATCATCTGCGGCCTGCAAACCAGAACCTTGGGCAAAATCATTTAAAGCTTGGGCTGAATTTTCAAAGTCATCCATAAATTAAACTCCCTGTGTGATCACAGCGACTCATCAGGAAAATGAGTCATCATATCCGTGAAAATTTGTCGGTTAATAGGTTGCGCATTTTCTGCACTTGATCGTTGTGAAATTAATGTGAGCCAATCATATAGGCTCATCGTCCAAAAACTTTGCGGCGTGAGGCCAAAAATTCGAACAGCGACGTCCAACCAAGCCGCAAATGGCCAACTCGGTGAATTATTCATTGAATTCACCGCCTAGCGCCTTGAAGCTCTGTTCAAAAATTAAGGCTATAGCTTGTAGGGTCTCTTGAGTAAGATCATGTACAGATAGCTGCGGCATGTCGGCATGATGGCAAGGCCGCAAAAGCGCAGTTAGCATAAGCTGGGTATGCTCAGCTGTGAGTGATTTCATTCGGGCACTTAACGCTAAAGGTCCAGCAGCTTTGAGAGATTGAGACATCTCAGCTAATCCACCTAGTGTGAGCCTTAAGCTATAATCTTGTCCTTGAATAGAAACCTGCTGATCTGCGGGTTGATACATCACCACTATAGAGCCGTAAATCCGGCAACGCCTGCCGATGTAAAGCTAATTTCATAGGTCGCCTCACCCGCAAAATTGCCGGCAAAACTTAGGCGGTTAATAAGAAAATCACCTTCTATACGCCCAAAACCCGGTAAGATAAACTGACATACCAAGGTCGCCTGATCAAAAAAAGCGCGGCGCACAACACTATCGCTTTGTGCATCTTTAAAAATACCCGTCCCAGATATATCTGCGGATTTAACGCCGCTGCCGGGTAAAAGCTCGCGCCATTGATCTGCTGAATCATGATCTGTGACATCAATTGTACGAGCATTAAAGGTAAGAGTTTTACTGCGAAGACCTGCGACCGTCATAAACGCGCCGGCCTCATCTCTTATTTTTACGAGCATATCTCGTCCACGTTGCGCCGTCATAGGCTCGTCTCCATAGCAAGAGTTTCAGTTTGAATAGAAAGCCGGATTAATCCATGTTGCGTACGGTTATCGCGCGCACGGAAAACATCCGTATAAAGAATGTTAAGGCCGACAATACGGTGATCAACATGCGCTTTGGGAATAATCTCCAAACGGTTTGACAAACTTGCTAAAAGATCAACAATCTCTGCCCGCCCGCTATAACGCGACCAAACATGCAAGGTGACCGTATGGGATAAAATCTCAATGTCATCGCCGCTTCGATCTTCACTGCGGACAGTGCCGTAACTTAAGTAAGGATATATAGGGTCTTCCGGTGCATAATCATAAAGCCGCGGCGGTGATCCAAAGATCGACGTCACTACATTATCTGTAGATAAATAATCATGTAAAATAGCGGATATAATGGCGGGGCCTTTTGCAGCACTCATTGTTGCTCCTCTTCGCAAATAAAGTGAAGCCGGTTAGCCCGAGCATCGGGGTCAGACACGGCAATGACGCGCAAGATACGATCACCCCACATCACACGAAGGCGTTCGGGTAAATTCGGATAATAACGCGTGACGACTTGATAACTCTGCGTGACTGTACGACGCCCGTTACGGTCAGTTTCACGAGAAATTCGCGGCTCAATATGGGCCCAAAGACGGGTGTGAAATAACCAGCGTGTATCAAATCCGCCGCGCCCATCGGGCGTTTCCTCAGCGCGGTACAGACCAATTGGTGTTCTTAATTGCCCTATCATAACCGCAGCCCGCGGTAAGGCATTAACAGCGCCTGCACCATTAAAGGTATATCTTCTGGGCGCTCATCACCGCGTTCATAAAGTTGAGCCGTCAGCAGCAAAATCGCCTGTGTGAACGGCGCAGGAATATCGCTTTCATTTGCGCCGAAACCGGCCATGAAATCAATAGACAAGCTCTGGTTTAATATTGTCTTTGGTCGTTTTTCTAAGCTCAAACGTGCGGGACGCGCCTTTAAGTTAACCTGATATTGATCGGATGTTAGAGCTGTCTCTTCACCGCTTTTATCTATCAACCGAACCGCGGTGACGTCACGCAGTGGATAGTGATTAACTATAATATCCCTTGATGAAAGGGCATTAAAGTTGGCTTGCCGCAACCGCAAAATTAGACTTACGCCGCAGTAATCTTCAATTTGAATGCGCGCCGCCGTTATTATACTTGAAATTAAATCATTCTCATCCTCGTGATCGACACGCAGAAAAAGCTTTGCCTGCGTCAATGAGACAGGCTCAATGACCGGGCTCGTGAGGTCTATCACGTCCATAATATAGTCTCGTTTTAAAGGGTGGGATGACCGCTTCTTTTTATAGAAGCGGTCAATGGGGAGTGGCCTGGCCGTTAAACTTAGGCTTCAGAACATTTGAGTAGTTTAATAGCGCTGAAATCCTGCACACCACCGCCAACACGCTTTGTTGTATAAAATAGTACAAAAGGCTTGGCAGAATATGGATCACGCAGCACACGCACGCCTTGGCGATCTGCAATTAAATAACCGCGGCGGAAATCACCAAAAGCTATTGGCGTTGACCCGGATTCAATATCTGGCATATCTTCGATTTCAACCACAGGGAAACCCAGTAATGTGGACGGCTGACCCGCTTGGCTGGCAGGTTGCCAAATATAATTACCATCGGCGTCCTTGATTTTACGAAGCCGTCCCAATGTGCGGCGGTTCATGATAAAACTCGCATTACTACGATAGCGAGTCTCCGGCGCATAGGTCAGGTCGATCAAGGCATCAATTGGCGCATCTGCATCAAGATCACCATCAACGCCTGTTGGTATATATCCAATCTCGCCTTTGGCTTGATTACCGTCCGCTGCTTGAGGATAATTTAAAATACCGCGCGGTTTATTGATACCATCACCAATAACGAACGCGGCCGTTTCTTGGGCCGAGAATACATCTTGGACTTCTTCGGCAAGCCATTGATCAACATCAGCAACGCTATCATCCAGAAGCGTTTGCGTTGCAGCCGGCATGGCATAAAGCTCCCCGGCAGGAAATTCGATAAGATCAAGGTCCGGAGCCGTAGTTTCTAGACGCGCTTCGGCCTCTCCAGCCCATCCCGCTACGGCACCGCCAGAACTGATAGGTTTTGTGAAATTGGCAGAACTGACGGCGCGAATAGTCGCTAAATTACGAAAGGGTGAGACATCCGCCAAAGCGCTATCAATTACAATTTCAGTTTCAACCGGAACTATATAACCGCCATTATTATCTATCGCTGTCAGAGACTTACCTTCTAAGGCTTGCAAAGCGGATTGATCGCCGGAGCGTACATAACGTGACCAAGCCTTACGCGACGGACTATCTGATTTTACACTCAAATTAACACCGCGCTCATCTGAAGCCGCAAGTGTTAAGCGTTCAATTTGACCCGTTTGACGCTGTAGAGCATCATTAAGATGATCAATTTGACTTTGTTTTTGTTCAAGATCCGCAAGGCGGATATCATTTGCCTTTTTAAAGGCCATGAAGTTTTTTTCAAAATTACCATTGCGGTGCATTGGCGCCGCCTTAGTTTCTTTACGCACAGCTTTTGTCATTAACTGACTCCTTTATATTTCATTTGCTTGTGGGAGAGGAACAACATCGTCTAATATTGTGCTGTCAGTGTCAGGTGAGCTTATTTCAGTCAGCCTTGCACTTCGCAGCATTGGGAAGGCAACGATGGAAACCTCCCACAATTCAAGATCAAATAAATCGCGCCCGCCATCAGGACGTGGGCTATATCGCCGGGTACGAAAGCCAATTGATAGACCACTAAGGCTTCCGCTGGTTATAAGGCGAGCAATGCCTGCGGCCTCTGGGCGGTCTAAAAACAAACGCCCCTTTACAAAAAGTCCGATATCATCTTCAAAAACATCATCCCATACGCCAATAGGCGTATCAGTTTCATGATTAAACAACATCGGAAGTTTTTCATTTTGGCTTAAAAGCGCCGCAGAAAATGCGCCCTGTTTAACACAGTCACCAGACAGATCTATCTGCTCAAATCGGCTCGCATAGCCCGCTAAAGTCAAAACATTTTCTGGCTGAATAGCGTCAACCCGAACGCTGTCTTCAGCAGGCAGGTCTATAGTTTGCATGCGCTCTCGCGCCGCTGTCATTAACATCATAGCTTTTCCTTAAAATTATTTTGGGCGCTCCAAAGAAGCCCTATGGCCGCAAAGTGTTAAGGCCTTGCATCCAGACGTTTTTCAATCCGAAGAACAGTCTCGCGGGTTAAATCCACCTTTTCCTCCAGCCGCGCTAAACGCTCATTCACCGGCGGAACTTGTGAGACTTCAGCCTCCAGCATTTTTATACGTGCTTCTGCCGCTCCCCCCCACATTAGAGCACTGGCTGTTTGAAGGCAGAGCACAAAAACAAAGCTCAGGGTGAATTTCTTTTCTAGATAAAAGCCTGATTGATTATTCACGGCTAGGCTCCAAGGGCGGTAAGTCTGCCATTTGACGCCGCTCATTATCTGTTAGAAAACTCGCATTGGATAAGCGTGTCCATAATGCCGTACGTTCATCAGAGAGTGCCGGGATCGCATCCATATCAACCGTGATATTCACATCTTGACCAAAATGCGGGCGCATCCAGCGTTCAAGGCCGTGCGCTGTTTTCTTAACTAGAGGCAAGATAACCATGCGCCAAAATGCCAGGTTCGCCTCGCGGTAATTTGAATAGGTATTGTCCCCCGGAATGCCCAAAAGCATTGGCGGAACTCCGAAGGCCAGAGCGATCTCACGGGCGGCTTCTCTTCGGGCATTCAAGAAATCCATATCCATAGGAGAGAGACTCATGGCTTTCCAGTCTAACCCCCCTTCAAGTAGCATAGGGCGCCCCGCTCTTTCCGCACCGCTATGAGCTTGCTCTAACTCTGTTTTTAAGCGGTCAAATTGATCACTAGATAAACGCTCATTCCCTTGCGAGCCCTGATAAACCAAAGCCCCACTCGGACGCGCCGAGTTATCAAGCAATGCCTTAGACCAACGTGCGCCTTCATTATGAATATCAATCGCCCGCGCGGCGGCCTCCATAGGTGCATAGCCATAGAAATCATTAGTCGGATGAAATAAGCGAAGATGATAAACACCACAGCGGCCCGTCGCCAGATCATCCTTTATGAAACGGTTACGGTTATTAACGCTATATTGATATCCGGTCTTATAGCCCTTCGCGTTGGTTTTAACTTCAACGCGGTCAGGACGTAACGCCCGAAATCCAATGACTTGATCGTCAAGCTTAACGGCTTCTAGATAGCCATTACCGCAAACTTGAAGATAACCGTAAAAGCTCTCAAGTATCTCTGTAAATGAGCTACCGCTTTGTACCTGATTAAAAGCGCCTATGAGAGGATCACCTGCGTGAACCTCCCCCTTTCGGGTCACACAAAACCCAACGGAGGCCGCCGATTCCGCAATTAACCGAACGCAGCGATAAGCAATGGCGTTAGACCTGTAACCTGCTTCTGATAAGCCGTGAAAGTCACGATTGCCCCACTGCGCTTGATGCGCGAGCTGTAGCGCAATCAGCGGGCGAGAGGCTTGAGATTTAAATGATAAGTCTTCAGCCAAATCATCTCGGGTCTGCACCTTGTTGCCAAGGGTACGGTATATCCAGTTTTTCATAAAAATATCTATCTTAACCGTGATAGTACAAGACAGAAGATTCTAGACGGCCTTGATTATCACTTAGGAAATATCAATGTCATTTCTGACGATGAATGAAAGATAGCGTGAAAAAGGGTGGGTGAGGATTTATCTTATATGTTTAAATAAAAACACTTAGTTTTCAGTGGGATTAAGCCGCGCCCTTGCGGGACGGATTACCACTCAAATCACGGCGGTATTCTTTTGCCGACTGATAATCTTTCCGAATACGGGCCCTTAACCGAGCGTAATGGCATGGCGATATTCAGTGATAGCTTGCTCAAGCGTATCACAGTTATGGTCTGATTTCGCAATCTGAAACAAAGTTCCCGCCAGAATAAGGTGTATCTCTGCATTCTCATGCGGCGTATTTTCCGGACTAAACCGGTTTTGGGAGCGCCGGAGCATAGCCGCAGACTGTGTTAAGGCATTCACATCACCGGTTTGGCTCGCTAGAACGATCATCTGTGTTGCAAGCTCACGATTAAGCGCGGCAAGCTCTTTTGATACCGCTTTCAAATCTTGGCGCGACTTTAAGCTGTTTGACAATGTTGACTTATTTGACTTTCGAGTCATTTCTTACTCCACATTTACTCGTTAAATGGAGTGATTACGGTTAACATACACTTAAAATTGCGCGATTTCTGTTTTAATTTTTTGGGCAAATTGATGAAAGTCTTGGCCTGTTTTAACGCGCCGCAAGGACAATCCGACAGATTTTGCAAGTTCGTTCTTAAACTGATCCGGACGTTTCGCTTGCTGCGAACGATGAGATTTTCCATCAAGCTCAATTATCACAAGCGGTTGTCCGAGCGGCGTAGTAATGAGGAAATCAACATGGCGGCTTTTAATTCGTCCGCGCAATGACCATGTAATTTTCGCGTCAGGCTGACCTGGTTTAACTGAAATGATATCCTCAAGCCGAACTTTAGAAAATACACGATATTTTGGCGTCAGATAACGTTCTAGACTAACGAATAAAGCCTGTTCAGACGCATTAACAAATAAGCTGTTTCTAACGTGATAACTTTTAAAGATTGCGGGGTCGAAAGCCTGAGTTTCCGGCGCTTTAAACGCAGGCTTTGGCCGTGGGATCCAAAAAACTGCAAAAACAATCAGTAAACAGACAGGAATAATCAGCGTAAAAACATCATTCATGTCTTTATGTGCCAGAGCCTTCGCATGCGTGCAAGCTATCTAAACTCCGCGAATACTAGGCCGCTGAGAGTGATGAAGAAGCAAGTCTGTAACGGCCCAAACCAATGCATCGGCTCTATCAGGGCTTTTGCGCTGTCCATCCGTTCCTATCACGCAAAGCTCATCTTCGAGGGCAGCTAAGTTCGATCCCACATGATGTACGCGCCCCTGTCCATAAAGCGCAGCAACAGGTTCAGCCCGCAGGCGTTTCCCGCGGCGGGCAAAGACACTCCGAACAGGAACACGAGAGTCAATCATCTGCAAAACTGTCTTTACAAGATCGCCTCCCTGATTTGTCTCCGCCAAAATATAATTCGCATCCCAGCTCTCATAAAGACCTACCGCCATCGCCGCCCAGCTTTCAGGCGATACACCCTGAACCGTAGCATCTTCTAATATAAAAACCCGCGCATTACGTCCCTGCCCAATACGTCCTGCCACAATCATACCGCAAGCATCGGAGTTTTTATGTCCTGTCACAGGCGGGTCGAGCGCAATGATAATCTTATCACATAACGGTTTTTCTGTAACACGGCAGGTTTCAATCAAGCGGCGTGTCCAAAGCGCTCCTTGTAAGTCTTCTATAAATTCACCGGCCAATTCCTGCCGGCCAAGACGCGTCCCGCCGTAACTCTCCTCCATCGCCGCAATAAAGCCAGGCGCGAGAAAATCCGTATTGTCTTGCGTTTTCATTTGGCTAATCACGAGCCCCTTGACGGCCATAAGTTTTTTAAGTGCCGGAAGCGGGCGCGGCGTTGTTGTGACTGACAGCTGCGGGGCAGGACCGAGCCTAAGTCCCATACGCAAATTCGCAAGTGTATCAGTAGGATATGTCCATGCGCAAAACTCATCCGCCCAAGCATATTCAAATTGTGGCCCCCTGAGGCTATCTGGATCCTCTGAAGAAAAGATTTGTCCGATCGCTCCGTTTGGCCATTCGAGCCTCCGGCGTGAGGAAATAAATTGCGGACGCTCCGCAGGATAGCCAATATTGCGAAGACCGCTTTCACCTTCTATCATAACTTCACGGGCATCATTAAATGTCGGAGCAACCAAGGCAACACGGCGGGCTCCACCGCTAATTTTTTGGCGTATCCATTCTGCGCCGGCCCGCGTTTTCCCCGAACCGCGCCCCCCTAGGAGCAACCAAATCAACCAATCACTGTCAGGCGGCCATTGGTCTTCGCGTGCATAAAGCGCCCACAAATGCTGTAAATGGGCTATATCATGGCCGCCTAGAGCCTCAATCAGGGTTTGGAACCGTGCCTTCGGCATTGAGGCAAGCATAGAGATGTTTAAGCCGTTTAATAAATCGCGCTCGATCTTCGGGGTTTGGCGGGGGGAGATCGTCATAATTTAAATATATGTCCTCATCCTCTTGCGCTACGTATCGCGCATTATGGGCGGTAATATCCTGCACAGCCTTTACATGCACGCTAATCGCTTTGGCCAATCTTTCGGATCGTTCAAGGAGCTTCACCACATCTTGGGCATTATCAGGCGCCTTCATGTTATCTGTCATTTGCTCCAATAAAGAGGTGATGACGCCCTCAAGTGGTGCAGGATCTATAAATGTCATGATTTTATTATGCGCCAGATTTTTGGCACGTGGATATATCAGGCCCCAAAAGCGCGTTTATTCATCAAAATCCGGCTCTCCGGGCCAAATCACAATGCGGCTTGGAACATCATCGGGATTAATATCAGTTTCTGAGTAAACAGCCTCTTGCACACTCATACCCGCACTATGGATTGTTTCCCGTGACCCGCTCACAAGGTGGTGATAATCTGGTAAATCTTCGCCATTTGCGACAAGACGATAGGCACAGGTTTGCGGCATCCAATGGAGCTGCTCTACATTATTCGGTGTTAGGGTCACACAATCAGGCACTAATTTTGACCGATTTGGGTAGTCGGAACACTGACATAATCCCGAATCAAACAGCTTACACGCCACGTCGGTGATATAGATCGCACCCGTATCTTCGTCTTCAAGCCGTATGCAGCAGCATTTTCCACAGCCATCACAGAGGCTTTCCCACTCTTTACGGCTTAATTCTGCCATATTTTTGGTTTTCCAAAAGGCTTCAGACT